CAACGAAGAGGCTCAATATTGGTGTGAATTGTATATCAAAACAACAAAACAAAATAAATCAGACGAATACGAGGATATTATTTAATTCTATTTACAATTGAGCCATTTACGCAATATTCTTTATTGCCATCAATAGAAACAATGTTTGTCAAAAGATTTGCTTGGAGATTATGACAATCATCAGAAAACCTAAATCCATTATTTGACTTTGCATCAAGTTCTCCTTTTTTATTGAAATCAGATTTATTGTAAAAGTCACTTGGCTCAATATATCCAACTAACCAGCATTTCATCATATTTTTACTAAAGAACACAAAATAGTAATAATCACACTTTTGAGTTGTGTTGAAATTAAAAATACCACAATTATAACTACTCAATGGACTAGACATTAAAAGTTTGGTCTTTACATCAACTTTAAAGCCATTCATTGTTAAATCATAATCATATGTAGAATCAATGCAGATATTGTCGTAAAGTCCCTTATAAAAAGACTCAACCATCACCTCACCAACTGCACCAACTATATTTCCCTCACCCTTGGTTACTGAATTATTTAATGCCCTTTTCTTAAATTCATATAAGTCTTCTGCTTTCTTATATAAATCATTGGTAACAATTAATTCTATCATAATAGTTTGATTATCAGCAGATTAGTTAGCTACCACAAGCCTCACAATCGGGATCATCAATAGAACAAATATCAATTCCCTTAACCTCCATCTGTATAGAATGAATCCTATAACGAATATCAGCATCATAAAACATATCACCCGTTAGAGAACCCTCTAACTCTTTAATTTGGTCTAACTTTTCTTGCATCTTACAAAAATAACCACTAACCTTCTTGAAAGCAAACAAATTCTTAAAATTTGACGAAAAAAAATTTAGTTTTCAGAAAGTCAAAATCGATTTGGGAGAAAAATGTGAATGGTGATACCTAAGTCAATAAATGACAATTTAGCCGTCTTAGCCACCGTAATAGAGTAGGAGAGAGGTTTTACTTAACATAATAAAGATTATATAACAAATCTTTGACGGTTGTTAGATCGTTTGTTCGTGTTCCTTTTGTATTTATTTCTGTTTGCTCCGATACATTAAACACCAATCAATACAACCAAACTAAACCAATAAACAACCACTAAAGCAATCATTCAAACTCAATCAATTGATCAATGCTATTTAAACGAGTTCTAATCAATCCAATTACTTTAATAATGTAATCATATTAAACACAAATTAAATAGCTTATATAGGCTTATAATAGTTAATAGACGTATAGGCATAAAAAAAGCCATCTTAAAAGATAGCTTTAATTAATTGGATGGTTTATTTATTTAAATAATTATTTTATCATTCATCTTTAATCCGTTAATTGTTCTAATTATTATCTCATGCGATTGATCAAGTTTATTAATTGCCCAATGTTTGCAGTCATCAAAGTATTTAAACTCTTTGATAAATAAATAACCATTATTATAAATCATGTATTTTGTTTTTTGTTTCATAGTTTTTTAATTAATGTAAACAATATAATTATGTCTTTATCTGTCATTTCATCAAAATGAAATATATTTTTATCCTTTTTTATTTCAATTAGATTTAAGCCATTATCAGAGTATTGACAACCTTTATAAACTTTGATATTAATTAAACCAAATCTAGCCGTATTAATGCATTTAAATGCAATCTTTGAACCGTCTTTTTGCTCATTAAATTCAAGTTGAAAAGTCAATCCAATAGGCTTTATATATTCTTTTGGTTTATCCTTTATTGGTTGTTCAATGCTTTCCTTTTGTGTCACCTTTCTAATAAGATAAAAAGCAAACAAGAAACACGAACAAAGCAATATTAAAAAAGCCTTCATTAATGAATATTTATTTTAACATCCTTTGCCCCTTTGCCATTATTACCACTACAAAGAGAACATAGAGAACAAACAGACTTAAAACCAGCTTCTTTGCTTGCTGGGCATTGAACCGCCTTAGTTATTAGTTGCCCGTCATGGCTAATAAACGACCGATAATTAAATTTATCTTTTGCCTCAATTGCTTCCATTGCATTATGCACGGATGCCATAAAAAACGGTGCAAACTCTTTGCGCTTTTTAAATTGGTGCGTGTAACCCGTCCAATTCTTTGCGACCATTGTAACGCTTTCAACTAAGTCAAAAGGATGTATTGAAGGTTCACCATATGACCCGAACCGAACAAACCTATTAAAAGACATTTTTAGCAAATCGCTTTTATGATTGTTATCATATGGTTCTAAGTTTTGAATATTGCCGTTTATCTCTTTACTTATGCTTTTAAGCATAGACACAAAACCGCTAAACTGCATAAATTTATGAGTATAGCAAAAACCCACTTTTCCCGATGTATTTACGGAAAAAGGACAATCTAAACAATTAGATTTATCACGTTTAAAAAACTCTTTAAAATCAATTTTTAAAGAATGTTTTAAAGATGTATTTATATATTTAAATTGATCAAGACTAAATGTGTAAGATTGAATTATTTTATCTTTATCGTTTGCTATTTTTTTATTGGTGGTTTTACCCAATCTAAAGACGTGTAAGCAATCATTTTTAGTAAAATATATTCTTTGTTTCATGATGTTTATTTTTTACGGTTTTTATAATAGTTTTTGTTGTTCTGTTTTTCTTTATGCGCTAAATATTCGAGCGTTATTATAAATAATGCAAATAGTACATAGATTATCATAATAAACCGTTTAAAATGCCGTAAATGAGTGAGAAAATACAAGTTGCAACAAGAGTGCAACCAATTAAAAACGAAACAATATTAAAAATTGTTATTGCTTTGTTAGTGGTGTATAAAAGAGTTTTCATGGTGTTTAAAATTTATGTTTAAAATTTGATTAAGACACGGCAATAAATCTATTTAGCTATAATAACGTGATCTTTTGAATTGAATTTTTTAGATTCTGTTTGATTAAGTTTTAGTTTTTTTCTTAATTTTTCTACTTCCTTCGTCCACCAGCCAAATTTAAAATATGAATCTACACCGTAACTTCTTACCTCCTCTTCGCATTTATCTTTAAGTAAATCTAACGCCCTATTTAACATTTCTACCTCGTGCTTTTTAAAATTATTCATTTTGTTTTTATTTATGTTTTAAATAATGTTTAGCAATGATAAAACGCATTTAATGAATAAAAAAACTTTTAAGCAAAAAATTAAGAAAAAGTTTTCCACAATTGAAATATATATTTAATGTGGATAACTATTTATAAATCAATGACATATAATAGAACGTGCGCACGTGATAATTAATAAAAACAACAATAACAAATATTTTTTTTAAAAGTTTTCAACAATAGAATATTAGTTTTCCACATCTGCCAAAACCCAAATCTGTCAATAAATTTGGTCTGAATTTGGTCTGAATTTGGTCTGAATTTGGTCTACGTTTTGGTCTAAAAATTTGGTCTATTATTTTAAAATAAAAATTATTTTAAAAAAAAATAAATAATTATTTTAAATAAATTCTTAATAAAACTGAGTGATTTTTTTAAAGATATTATAAGTAAAATCATCTCATTATTTAGTGGAGATTACCATCAAATATGCATCAAATTATCTATTGAAATATGCTTATAAATTTGGTCTAAATTTTCTACAGAATAAACAGAGAATTGTGTCTAGAAATTAATTGGATTTATTTTTAAAATAAAAAAGGAAAACCAATTACGATTTCCCTCTAAATATTCAATGCATTTGTGTAGCATTATTGTCTTAAAATCTTAGTGGTTTTTGTAGAGGTATTCCTTAATTCGGAAACCCGTTTGAAAATGAGGTAAAAATATTCTCATTTAGAATATGAACCACGGTATCCCCCACCGTATCCCTTTCTAGTATTGAAGGATGTTTTCGCAATCTAAATTCATTGGATAAGGTATTCCATAAGTCTTTGTATACCTACCGTATTTATGCCAGCAGTCCAATGAGTCTAGATGGTCTATGTGCTTGTCATATATCTTATCGTGATCATAACAGAACACACCTTTAATAGTACGGCAAAACATAATTAAATTCTTGCCATACCTTTTCTTGTCTATTAAAAAATAATTTCTAATCATATTTACCCCTTAAAAAATAATTATTAATGGTCTTAATCTCGTCTTCTGCATCAGTTAGGCTTTTTATAGCATCCTTAACATTATTATAAAAATCATCAGTAGAATGATCACCAATACCTACTGCACTATTTGTCAGTAAATCTAATGATAATACCGCTTTCTTAGCTTTTGCAGTTGAATCTGAAATTAACATTTGATATAAATTATCCTTGTATTTCCTTTTGTCTTTTTTCATTTGCTTTTTGTTTTTTATAATTACTTCTAAATTTAGAGTCTCTAGAAGAACACCAATCATAAATATTACTAGAAAATACCCAATCATAGTCAACCGTTACAATATCTTTTGAATAACTATTAACAATTTTATCAACTTCTCTAGAACTTGGATATTTGCTTTTATCAACTCTTCTTAACTTGTGTATTTTGTTTTGATTGTCAGTTCTACACTTTACAGAGCAGTATTTTCTTGCCCTACTATTAATACCTTTTTCTTTGGTTTTTTCAAAAGTTTTATTACAATTTGCACAAATCATTTGGTCTTAGGTTTTGGATTTAGCAATTCGAACAAGTCTTTTAATTTTTGGTCTGTATCCATATCATGTGTTTAAAGATTAATAATATTCAAATCTAAAAACCATGTCTCACAAATCCAAAATTATTTTTAAAAACATTATATTTTGATTTGTAATGTTTTTTTACAGAAAACTGAACAATACCATCAACTACTTCAATGGGTAGGACATACCAAGAATCAAGTTTTTTAAAATAAATAGCAAACCAATCGACTTCATCTTTTGTGTAATCAATTTTAACATGACATTGATTGTCTTTAGGACGTATATGATCCGTAGACTTTACTTGAACCCTCTGTAAGGCATTATCTACATCAACTATTAAATCATACCTTGTGTAATGTGAAAATGGCTTAGATACGATGTATCCCATTTCTATGCAACGTGTGGTGAATAATGACTCAGCATATTCACCTAAATTCATAAAATACTTAGTCTAGCTTGATTTTCTTTATCTATTGAATAAACATCACGAACATATTCACCCAACTCCTTTCCT